CATCACTAGGTGGATGTGGACGAGAAGAAACCGAATTATTTGAAGATAAAGTGATGAAGAATGTTATGAAAGAAGTGACAATTGATAAAATAAAGGCAATAGAATAATGTAAGTATTTTATGTAATAACAAATAAGTTATCTTATTTTATTACTGATATAAAGGTTTATCATATTAATGTATAAGATGCCTAAGGTCAAGATTGATTATTCCAATACTATATTCTATAAGATTTATTGTAAAGACCCTTCTATAAAAGAACTTTATATCGGCCATACTACTAACTTCGTTCAACGTAAATATTCACACAAACAAGGCTGTATAAATCCAAAATCAATGAACTATAAGTGTAAAGTATATGAGGTTATAAGAGACAATATGGGATGGGATAATTGGACGATGGAAATAATAGCATTCCATAATTGCGAAGATTTGTATTCGGCAAAGAAACAAGAACAACATTATTTTGAGGAATACAAAGCTACCTTAAACAGCGTTGAACCTTTACCTCCACGAAAACCCAAAAAAGAAGTGATAGTAAAACCCAAAAAAGAAGTATTATATTGTAATTCGTGTAAGGTGTATTTTACTACTCGCAAATTACAAGAAGAACATAATAAACGTCCAAGACATCTTAAGATGAAACACGTTGAATCGGTTCCAACAAAATCCTGTATATATATGTGTGAAACGTGTTGCTTCTATACCAATAATAAAAATGATTATAGGCGACATATGTCTACATCTAAACATAAAAACGACGGAATACTCAATAAAACTCAATCTCATATCTGTGAAATATGTAGCAAATCATTTAATGACCGCTCTGGATTATGGAGACATAAGAAAAAATGTAATGACGAACCGACAAATAACGACCCAATAAATGCTTCTACCACACTTGATAATCAATCATTATTAATTGAATTATTAAAACAGAATCAGGAATTTAAAGACCTTATATTAGAAGAGCGTCGCGAATTCAAACAAATTCTAAGGGAAATAGCGGGTAATATGTGTAACAGTAAATAACAGAAAGAATGTCATAAAATAAAGGCAATAGAATAAAAATATATTCATAAAAGTATATTTTTATTTGTAGATACTCAATGTTCGTGCGCTGGAGTCGGTAGCGTCAATATATTTTGGCATCCAAAAATAAGGTATAATATGACCCAATCCAGCATAATGTTCTTCAAAAATAGTTCTATAATATATCTGTTCGGAGGTTTGTGGGGGTAGATGTGTAAATGAAACGGACTCGTTATATAAACCAACAATTTTAGATGTGTGCTCTTGGATAATTTCATACAAGGAACGTGTTTGCGTAGAAACCCCGTCACTAAACGCCTCTTTTCGTCTCCATAATACACTGTCAGGTAAGAGTGGTTTATCATCATACTTAGCATATTCTTCTTTGGAAAACGCTTTTCGTATAAGGTATTTTTCAGGGAGTTTTTCGTTTGTATGAAACCGAATATGCGTGGGTATAGATAAATAGAATTCGGTCCATTCGCGGTCTAAGAATGGAGTTCTAGGTTCTAATCCGTGTGATGAAATGGATTTATCTGACCGTAGAACATCAAATGTATGTATATCCCGCAATAACCGTCTACATTCTTTGTCAAATTCGATTTCGTCTGGGGCATTTCCCATATATAAGTATCCACCGGATAATTCGTCCGACCCATCTCCATTAAAAATCACTTTAGCATCACTATGTTTGGATATGTATTTCCCAAGTAACCAATTTCCTATACTTGCTCTTACAGTGGTAGTATCATAACTTTCAATCCCTTTAATAACCTCAGGTATAGCATTAATAAACTCAAATTCACTCAACACAACTTCTGTATGTTTTGTCCCAAGATAATTGGCGACTGTTTTTGCGTGTTTTAAATCATCGGCGCCTTCAATCCCAATACTGTAGGTTTCGAGTGTTGGTAGATTATTTTTCTTATGATAGTCATTTACAATAGCAGTAATTAAACTACTATCAAGCCCACCGGAAAGCAAGCAAGCGATAGGTCTGTCGGTTGTGGAGCATCGTTTATGAACTGCGTTTATGAGATGTCTACGAATATTACTGAAAATGGTGTTAGTATTAACATAATCGGTATACATATTACTATGAAATCCGTGATAATGGTATTGTTGTGATGATAAAAAAGTCCAATATTTCTGTGTTCCGTCAGGTAATTCGTAACAAGAAAATGTGCCAGGTTTAAATTGTTCAATACTATAATCTGGATATTTGTATGCGTGTTTAGGGTCAAGTGTTCGTGTATTGCTATTCGTGTCTTTGATATAGTCATAACTATCATATAACCCTTTAATTTCACTAGCGAATCCATATAAATGATTTTTAGATGCCTTCAATCGAGATATAGGTTTCATTTGATATAATGGTCTAACTCCATATGGGTCTCTTGCTATATATATTTTGGATGGTGTGTCAAACCGAGTATCAATTAATACAAATGCGAATACTCCATCTAACATACGTAACGTTTGTTCCATACCGTATTTCAAATACATATGAATAATAACTTCACAATCTGAATCAGTGGTAGGTGAAACATTCAAGGTTTCGTATAATTGATTGTAGTTATATATCTCTCCGTTACAAATCAACGAAATATTGCCAATACGAATGGGTTGGTTCGCTTCATCGTTTAATCCGTTAATCGCTAATCTATGAAATCCCAATTGTGCTTTTATCGCACAATGAAATAATGTTGAAAATTCGGGTCCTCGTCGTTTACCATTTTCGAAACAAGATTGAATAATAGATTGCGGTATATGGTTATCATTGTTTAATAATGCAAAAATTCCGCACATTTGAAATAGTATAATAATAACGTAAAATTATCTTTATATTGTTGATATTATTTGAGAACATAATGTATAGATGAGTGATTACATTGATAATACCCCGAAAAAAGAGAACACGAAAGAAAGTAAGAATAGCAATTTAGGAGAAACCGAGATAAAGATGAGCTCAATAAAGCCTGCGGATAGTAACCAGATATTCCAATCTGTGAGTTTTGCTGAGGTAGGATTTCCAACATCAATTACTGCGAATGCTGATACGAATACATATGATGTGTTAGCAGAAACTAGTGATAAAGAGGAATCAAATGATGACAAAGAGAACGACGGAGAATCTAATGACAGTGATGACGAGAGTATTGATATAAATGAAATATTTCAGGGACATATTAATATACTGTTTGTGAGCTCATTATCTATTGTCGGATTATTTATCTTATTTAGAATGATCCAAAAATCGCGATAAAAAATGTCAAATATAGCCATTTGACACTTTCAAAAAGTAGGGTAGTTAGATATTTACATAATAATATTTTTTCTCAGCTTCTTCATTTCTCTCTCTTGAATACGCATTTCAAGTAGCTCTCTCTTTTGATTTAGTTTATCTTGCTTGGCAGCCAACTTGTATTGAATTGCCTTTTCCTTAGCGACTAACTTGTCTGTCTTGGCCTTTTCCTTAGCGACTAACTTGTCTGTCTTGGACTTTTCCTTAGCGATCAACTTGTCTGTCTTGGCCTTTTCCTTAGCGATAAACTTGTCTTGAATTGCCTTTTCCTTAGCGATCAACTTGTCCTTCTGTGCCTTTTCCCTGGCGACCAACTTGTCCTTCTGTGCCTTTTCCTTGGCGACCAACTTATCCTTATTCTCTTGCGTTTTGATATTAGTATATTTAGTAGCTAAGTATTCTAGTATTAACGAGAAATCAAGCATAATTTTAGTGCGTTCTTCGCGGAACTTCTTACACGGGGATTTCATATTGCTTATTATACGAATCAACCTTTCAAAGTCCTCTACTTGAATGTTCTTGGTTAGCTCAGTATGACCTTCAGTCGGGCAATATTTCACATCCATATTTAGTAGATAGCCTCCTTCGTCATTAAATGTAAATGTTGGGGTTTCATTAATGACTTTACTATTATGGTTCGCTTGGGGACGAACAAGGTGATAACCATAATAAATAGTATCAAGAGTGACTCTTAGTAGTTGATGTGAATAACTAGGCATTTTAATAATGTCGCAGTGCCTATCTTTATTGCCAAACAAGTTAACCGTTACATAGTGATCGATGATTAGCTGGTTAAACTTTTTATAAATGCCATTTACAAAAAGTGTTACACGCGTATCCGCGGGTAGAGCGGCGATACGTTGCTTAATCTCGTGTTTTCCCCTGGTAGAATATAATTTCATAATAGCATAACCGGTCCTATCGGATTTGCTAAGAAACTTAGTGGTAATATGCCGTTGGAGGTCATATGGTAATGTTTTATCTTTGCCAGAAGCATAGACTAGATTAGGATTCATATTGAATGTATTTTAAATAGAACAGATGCTCTTAAGTGTGATACTCTAGATTGTATAACGAAAAGTTTTTCAATTTTCTGTTTGATAGTTTTGAAAATTGAAAAATGTATGTATATGAAACCAACTATAACAAAATGACAAGCGAATTAGTGTTGGTTGGTACACTACTGGCAATTATAAGTATAATGTGTATAATATGTATCATAGCAATACGGATTATAGAACATAATGAAGGTAATGATATAGATATTATGAATTCAACAACAAATGAATTGTATACTATTCCTGAAACTGAAAATACTGATATTACAACAAGTAATAGCACTATTGAATTATAACTTATATCGTTTGTATAGTTCCAAAGCAACTAACCCACCAAAAATTTGTGCCAAACTATATGGAACAATTTCATTTGTAGGAAATTTGTCTGCGGCGGACATTACAATTGTGACGGCAGGATTAAGATGACCGCCAGAGATAGGTGAAATCATAACAATAACAAGAGCTAACGCAGCACCAATCGCAATAGGGTTACCGGTAGCAATAATAACATATACAAAGAAGGTAGTCCCTAAGAATTCAGCTAAATAATTATACATTTTGAGGTATTATAGTGTATCAAGTGAAAAAAAACCATAGTAATTATTTACGAGCACCTTTTTTTACAGGGGCAACTGAACCACCCGCACGAACTCTACGTAGAGCATTATTACGCGAGTTTTTATCATCTGGATTCGTGAACGAGAACTGATTCCCATTTGCGTTGAATGTTCCTTTACCAACGGCTCCTGCTCGGCGTCTACGCATAACATCAGAAGCGTCTCTAGATTCGCCCATCCACTTGTTATCGGCGGGTATAACACTAGGTATTGTTTCAATGAATGTTTGACGGTCCATTTGAAATCTACCCTCATTGCTACTGGTGCTGTCTTTTAATGGCATTGCGTTATTCGCGGTAAGAACTGCGTTGTTAGCATTTTGAATAGTCCATTTCATCTTATACATTTTTTATAAATTCTATACACTTATTATAGAATTTATTACAGATTGAAAAATTAATGCGCGGAATCATTGTAATTACGGTTCATAGCTTGTTGTTTTCTGAAGCGAATATAGTCAGAAGAGTCAGGCACGAATTTAACATTTGTTGACGATGCAGGAACCCCACTATTGTCACACGTAAATGTCATTTGTTTGGGTCCTCCACAAGAATAATTTTTTCTGCCTAAGAAATCACCTAAATTATTAACTGCTCTAAATGGGGTGATTACTCTCTTCTCTCCCTCATATGTGCCAGTAGCGTATGGAGTATTCCATGAGCTACGTAATACTTTTCTTGTAATGGCACTTTCGCTATCTCTGTGAGAAGTCACGGTTTGTTTTGATGTGTGTCCATTATAAGGACCGCCTAATACTAAATTGCTCATATTATTGTTATAATATAGTAAAATATTTTGTTCTCATTCATCTGTAAATAATTCCTAAAGTGATAATCTTTAGATAAAATAGATGAATATAGTAATGAGCGAAAGTGAAAGTGACAATGACAGTGTTGAAACAACAACCGATAATAGTGATTATATAAATAATATTACAATGAACTTTCTAATGAATAAAAGTCAGCATAAGAAGTTCATTTCAACAGAAGACCCCGCACAATATGAACGAGAACAAAAACATATACGTTCTTTGAGAAAACACAAAAATGAAATTATGGATTTAACAAGAAGATTAATATACGAACCAGATACACAAATTACAACAGATGTGAATGAATCATTTAATGATTATACTCGGACATTGCTTCGGTATTTAAAGATGAAAGAAATAGAGAACAAAGGTTATGACAATAATTCTGATGATGATATGTTATTCGGTAATGTAGATGAATCGGACGATGACAGTGTTATGGAACCGGATTCGCTTAAGACGAATGACATAACCTCATTTTGGGGCACTAAGCTAATCAAAAAGTAAAATTCGGTAACATTTGTCTAAATAAGATGGTGTAAAAATCTAATTGTAGTATATAAATCAATCAATATGTCTAGAAAGAACAAGACAACAAATAAAAAAAATCATACTCTAAAAAACATATTAACAAGACCGAATCAGCTGAATTGTAACCCAAATGTATCAGGCGATAAAGTGGTTCGTGGGAGTTGTTTACCAGAAAATATATTACAAATATTGAAAAAAAGTTATAATGAGAGTAACCCATATAATCAAATAGTAAATGTAAAACCAAGAAGCATATGGAAAGATTTAAAGAAACGTTTGAGAACCTGCACGAAAGAAGACTGTTGGTTGAATGTAATAAGTGACCCACAGTATCGTGAAAAGGTAGAAAAATACTTGTACGTTCAACGACCACTACAACCAGGTGGTTGGAAAAACGACCCAAATCAATGGTTAAGTAATCATGATATAGATAATGTGCTTAGTGAATATGAAAAATCCTATCCAATGTTTAAAGCAATTCAGACAGCAACCATTGATTTTGATGATTTATGCTATATAGAAGATTTATGTAAATTAAAAAACAAGGAGCAGGTTGAGGAATATTTGAAATTAGGAAAAACAAAAATAGGTGTGGTGTTTAATTTAGATAAGTTTAGTGAAGGTGGGTCACATTGGGTATCATTATTTCTAGATTTACAAAACGGATTTGTATTTTTCTTTGATAGTAATGGAGATAAGATACCAACTGAAATAAAAAAATTAATAGACCGTTTAAAAAAACATTGTAGAGAACTAGAAACACCTATAGAACTGAAGGAGTATAACAATTACAAGGTGCGCCATCAAAGAGAAAATTCAGAATGTGGTATGTATTCCTTATTTTTCATAGTCACATTATTGACAGGCAAAATAAACAATATTCCAATGAGCTCATTAGGTGAAATGCTAGATTTGTTTAGAAAAGCAAGGGTCCCTGATAAATATGTAAGTAATTTCCGTAAAATATATTTCAAAGTATAACAAAATATATGTATAATGTAAAGTAATGAGTGATACCCCAGTAAAAGATAATAATGCTGTAATTACCACAAAAATATACCCAACTGGTTATAAGAATCGTAAAGGGTTTCGTGTAGGTAATATGAAGATAAGTTTTGATACAAAAAATGCTCCATTTACAAGTAGTGACCAAGTAGACCATTATTTAAATGAATTGTTCTCGTATATTAAATGGGCTAGCACGAAAAAGCATCCTGACGATGAAACTATAGAAGACAAAAAGAAAAGTATTCATGATTTTTTGAAAGCAAAAAAAATAGAACATATTTTTTCACCGAAAGTGGTGTTAGATACGAAAGGCGGCAAAGGAAAAAAACAAACCAGAAAAATAAAAAGTTCAGGAAAGCACAATAGAAAAACAAATAAAAGGAAAACATCTACGCGCAAAAGAGGAAACAATTGAGATATAAGTTATTTGACTAAAAATTGGAATAAAGACAAAACTTCTTAGATAATATTATCAGAATATTATTTAATGTCATTGTTCGTTCATCCAGAAAACCAAAAAATTATATGGAATATAATCAACGGAAATCCATATATTATTCGTTATTTTGAATCTAAACCTCAACAAGCAAAGGAAGAGTGGTTTCGGAAATCAATCGAAGATTTCTATACGCGAATACAAGGTAAAGAAATTGACCCAAATGAGCTTAATATTTTGAATAAAGAAGTTCTCACAAGTATGATACAAAGCGTTCATTTACAAAACCCTCAATATACGGCTCATAATTCAACCCCACCCGTAAACATACCCCCCACACAACAACACACCAACGACCCCGTAAGTACAATTCCCACACAACAACCTACACATGATCCCATGAATATGATGACCTACGCAAATACTATTAATACACCTACAATAGTAAACGATAGTAAAGAGGATGTATTTAATAAACAGTTTCAGATGCGCCAACAAGAATATGACACTATGTTACAGCGTAAAACTCCCCAAGAGATAAATTTCCGGGAAACATCGAATGATGAAAACAAAGATATAAATGAATTGCTAGAACGCGAAAGGAGAGACCGTGAAGAATTGATGAAACCCATCCAACAAACAAACAAACTAAATATAGATTCTGATAATAGTAATAATATTAAACTAGAAACAGTAGAATTACAAGAACCTAAAGAAAAAAAATCTGTATCTTGGAACACGGAATCCCCAAAGAGTAACCTTGATGAGTTGGTTGAAGTTCAAAAATCTGAAATGTATTCAATGCGTTTGCATATTATAGATATGACAAAACAATTAGAAGAAACGAATAAACGTCTATTACAGGTAGAGACCATTTTACAAAAAAAAGAAATAAATAATGATTCTGAAAAAAATCAAGAAAAGCCTCAACATCATGTTTCTAAGTATGCTAATTTAGAAGAAAATAAGACAAATACACCCATAAAAGATGAAACAGTATTTGTAGAAGATGTGAATAGTGATAGTGATGCGTAAAATAAAATCTATGCATTGAATATATAATGACTGTTGGTTCAAGAGCTCAAGTATTCCACGGAACTGTCGATAAGACCACCGGCGGTTTAGAAAAGAAGGATTTAATGAAGAATAAGCACGGACGTATTGTGTCTGTCAAGAAGCACAAGACCGCCAAAAAGAATAACCGTCTTAAGAAGGCTGGTTACATGACAAAAAAGGGTGAATTTGGTTCATTCTTAAAGCCCAAGACCAAAAAGAACAAGACCATGAAGAAGAAATAAATAATTTTGGTATATGACATATGATATTTAGATATCATATGAAATAAATATAAAGTGAAATGGATAGTATTAAAAATAGAATGGAATTACTTAAAAATACTCTTTTTATTAATTTAGAACATCGTAATGATAGATTAGAACACGCTACCGAAGAATTTAAGAAAATGGATATAAAAGCTGAACGTGTAGATGCGATTAAAAAAGATGTAGGTGCGATAGGTTGCACGATGAGTCATATTAAATGTCTAGAAATAGCAAAAAAGAGAGATTATGATTATGTTTTTATTTGCGAAGACGATATTCATTTCAAGAATCCCGAACTATTAAAACAGAATTTGGAAAAGTTCAATCAAAACACGAAATTAAACTGGGATGTATTAATTATAGGAGGAAATAACGCACGTCCATATCAAATTGTAGAGGAGTATTGCTCTCGTGTATTTTATTGTCGCACTACAACTGGATATATAGTAAAGAAACATATGTACGACATCTTGCTTGATAATTTCAACGAAAGTGTATCTAAATTAACTCAAGATTCCTCAAAAGAATCTGTTAAGAAAAATGCCATAGATATGTACTGGCAGCGATTACAATATCAGCATTTTTGGTATATGATTACACCTCCAACCGTGACTCAATATACCAGTTATAGTGATATTGAAAATACTACTCGTGATACTGAAAACCTATTATTAGATATGAAAAAGGAATGGTGTATGCCGCAACATCTAATTCCGACTAATAAGTAAGGCGTAAAAAGTTAGATAATACCGATTTGTTTTTTTCTTCATATTCCATATTTTTTAAATTAGATGAATACTCCTTCTTCATCATTTTTTCTCGGTACAATTGGTCTTGTTGGGCTAACATACGTTCAGCTTCGGGTTTAGATAATGGGGCGGTAGATTGTTGTCCTCGTTCTCGCACAAAATGATCTACTGACGAATATTTTGTGACATTTTGATAATCACGTTCGCTTACTGAGAATACAGTTTCATCCTTATGGACTTTTCGTAAATCATCAAATTTTAATTTACTAAATGGGTCACTTGTAACATAAGTATCATCTTCATCATTATCTTCATAAAAATTCGAGGTTGATGCCCGGTTAGATATAATGTTTTCAACCCCACGATATTTTACTAAACCCGTTTGTTGGTCTTTAATTGAGTTGAATATTTTTCCCATATTGCTTGAATTGACGGTTTCATTAGTCGTATATGCCGGGTCGTCGTTTTTAAACCATTCGTTTTTACTTTCGTCAACTTTGGTAGCCATATTTTTTTCGAACAAGTCATTGAATTTGTCTTGAAATTCGGTTTTTGACATATCATTGATAACAGAAGAAACCTTTTTGACAGTTCTATTATCATCTTCATTATTTGTATGCGGGGTGTATGCGGTATTATTTGGAGTCATTTTTTGATTTTGTTTATTTTGATTATCATAAAAGCGAACTACAACATCAAATGCCTTTTTATAAAATAGAAAATATTTTGAATCTAATTTTGATTTGTCCGGATGTGTCCTCAATACCACTTTCTTTGCGCGTTTAAGATCTTCTTGGGAAATATTATACGTTAAATCAAATAACCCAAGAAGGTCTTCTAATGAATACATATGAATATTTAGATTATGTTCGTTTAATGACATCGAATTACTATACTATACCCACTAATATTCTTTCAATATTTTTTACGAAATACATATAGAAATAATGTGGTTAGTATTCATATAATATGACACTTCCGCTTATTACTGAAATTAAGTCTCGTAATGATTATATGGAACTGATTCAAAACAATCCTGGGTTATTTATTGTTAAATTTGGGGCTGAATGGTGTGCCCCATGTAAAAAGATAGAAAGTGATGTAATGGATAAATTTAATAAGATGCCAGATAACGTCCAATGTGCGGTTGTTGATATTGACAATGACTTCGATGTGTTTGCTTTCTTGAAAACAAAAAAGATGTTCGCGGGAATTCCTGCTATTTTATGTTATCACAAAGATAATGACAGTTACATTCCAGATGAGATTCATAATAATTCAAATAAAGATGAATTGGCTGAATTTTTTATACGGTGCGAGGAACTACTTTGATTTTCCCATCTTCTAAAAATGATTCATATATTGATGTTAGCTTATATTTGGGATGTGTAAAATCATATACGTAATTCCAGAAATTTAAAACTTGCGGATTTGAAAGAGTAAGTTGATAATTTTTATTAGTACCCATTGTTTTCATTGTGTCGGATAAGAGATTTAACGAGCTATATGCACCCCGATATATTTTGAAATATTTATATTTATATATGAAATTATATAAATTTGCGTTGTAACCAAACCATTCATAAAAACTTTCAATATAATCTTTATACAAAGGATTTATTAATATGGCATATATATTATTTGGTATCTCATCTAGACATTGTTGTTCCGCCGGGGTTACTTGATATTTGAATTTTACAAAATTACAAATTACCATATTTGATGGTGCACAATTTATTTGCCTTGCTATATTTATAATATATGGAATAAATTTACGAATAAAACTACCGTTACAATATTGGTTACATAAAATGATGTGTGTATCAGTTGTGCGGTGTGACTTAATACGGTCACAACAACGTTCAAAATCTGCTTGAGAAAACACATCAAATACTATAACTAATTGTGAACCATTATTTAATCTAAAATACGATGGTATAATTTGGAAAATACCATTATTATTATGATTGGTAAAATTATCATCCTCATTTATTTTCCCTCCGATTGATATGTATATGTCCTGTATATCATACATATCAATTATATTCTTTATTAGTTGCCTACATTCGTGTGGTTCTGATAAATGTACTTGATTATGTATAGACATGTAAACTGCCTATATATAATTATTTGCGACCGCGGGTCTTGTTTACTTTCTTATTTTTGTTATTCGTTTTTGTTTTCTTTTTCTTCAATTTTCCGCCAGAAGAACCAGATTGCGGTTGTTGTGCTTGTTCTACTTCAATGGGTTCAGCTTCAATGGGTTCAGCTTCAATGAGTTCGGCTTCAATGGGTTCAGCTTCAATGAGTTCGGCTTCAATGGGTTCAGCTTCAATGAGTTCGGCTTCAATCGGTTCGGCTTCAATCGGTTCATTAAATGTAGTATCTATACTTGGAAGCATATTTATTGCTGAATCGTCTTCTTTACTTGAAGAATCCATAACTGTTACATATGCTAATACTGATGCGGTAATAGTAACGTATATGTAATGGGTCCATGATATACTAGTTTTGTTCATTTTTTGGTTTATAGTTATATAATTGCGACATTTTTATATGCCTAAATACATTTTCTCTATTCGAACCCCAATCTTGCTCGCGCCAATACAAATCTATCAGTCCATGCCTTTTTTTCCTTAACAGAGACAGTTGATTTCATGTGTCTCTCATATTGTTCGGGGCTGTCATAGTATAGGCAAAATGAACCATTGCCTACGTAACCACTTGTGTCTTTAACCTTAAAGAAAAGTTCTTCGTCGAGTGAACCGACAAAATAGTTGGAATATTTATTTCCAGTAATTGCATCGCGAATCATAGTTCCGGGGATAAATGAAGTAGAGTATACCTCGGTCTTAGTTTTAATACCATCGTGAGCTCTTACAATACGGTGGTATCCAGGGTCAAGCATTTTGACCTCATCATATTTCCATCCTTTACGAGTCATTCTTCCTACCTGTTTCTCAGGTACCTTTTCGGAAAGGTCATCCGTGACAACCGAACAGTTATCATTGTCAAGTTGACGCATGTAGGCGTTATCATCGTCGTGAAGTGAGCGGGTTGAGTTGTTGTCGTAATCGGACATTTAGAAAATAGTAGTGTCTATAGTAACGTGTGTTATAATGACTTTACTAACAATATCTTTATGTAGTTTTACAAGTTTATTTTCACAAGATAATATCAATTTATATTGTATACAATGATATCAATAAAACCAGAAATAGACAACATAATAAATGATAAATTCATGAAAAAAATACAAACAACGTCAACAATATACGATGTAACCCCACCATCTATATACAATAATGTAACTGAACGTAAACTATCCATAACTAGTCATGATATGGAGCCGGTTGGATATAAATATTTAAACGACGACCCATTAAATAAGATAATTGATATTGGACCGGATACTGAATTTCATTACATATTATATGATATTATAGATGATAGTGATAAACCATATGTTAAATTCTTAATGAATAATAATAATAATATAATAAACTTTCCAAATGAAAATGCGATGATAGAGAACAATGACAATGATAGTAGTAGTAGTTCGGATAGTGAAACTGATGATATAATACCATTTATAGAGGATGACGAAGAAGATGAAAATGATTTGTTTAATATATCATCAGATAACGATGAATATGACGAAGAAACCGTTCTTCCCGAACAATGTTCTCAATATCTAAAAAATAATTTTGGTATTACATATGATAATTCAATTGAATATTATAAAGGCTATGTGAATGAAGGAAGTAAAGTATATATATTCATAGATACGTCTGTTATTGATATTGAAATCTCTGAAAATAAAGAATATTCATGGGTAATTGTAGATGAAATCATAAACAAAAAATCGTCAAACAACATACCTATATGTAATATTGTTATTGATATATTCTCTAATAACCCAGACATTAAAAATATATATAACGAGAACAATGACATAATAGAATACCCAATATGTGTGTATATATGCGATAAATCAGACGATAACTATAATAATATCGAAACTACAGGAAGCTTACATACGTCATTAATATCTGATAAAATATCTCATCCTATATTTGGTAATATTACAATGTTCTCAACAAACCATATTTTAAATGATAATATATATGAGAGATATGGTTTATTTACTAGCGATGCTAATTATATACTGCATACAAATTTTACAAAATCTGAAGTAGAATATATTACTGACAAATCTTGTATTAGGTTCTCCTATAATAATATAGAATGTTGGTCGGTAAAGGACAATAATTTATTTTCACATATCTAATATATTTTATGTTAACTTATATTAGATATTACTTCATGTATCCAGCTAAGAATTTTTCCAGCACATTTTTATCAATATTATCCTTGAAATTATTCATAATGTCTTCTTCTAATGGTTTTCTTGCGTAAACTTCTTCGTATCCATTAATATATTGAATAATTGTTTCAACGTGTAAGTTATATTTATCTTCTTCTTCGCGTATTCTTCTTGCTGTTTCTTGTATTTCTAATAGTTTATTATTTTCTTGTTCCATTTTAATGTCTTCGTGTCGTATTAATTCATTCGTTCTTTCAGCTAACAAACGTTGTTGTTCCAAGATGAAATTGTCCCTTTCTCTAACCGCTTCAGTGGCTTCGTTATCAAACACAGAAGAATTGTTAATATCTTTGTACCATTGATTACGTGTTTCTTCAGCGCTAACAATCGTATCACATATATCTGGCTTCTTTACTTTATCAAATCCAGGCTTGTTTTTGAATTTATGTTTGAATTCGTTAACGACATGATTTTCAATAGACGGGCTGGTTTCCATCAATCTATCAAATTCAAGACGACACGCTTTTATAAAATGCCCCGCTTTGTCACGTTCTTCTGGTTTTTTTGCTAACTCAATACGAACGTTTCGTGCGAACTTATCCCACGCTATAGCTGACACGCGATGTGCTTCATTTTTTTCTGATACCTTTAAATATTGTTGAATTGTGGTTAAAATACCTACTAAAATATTGATACTACCAATTATTGCAGGTGCGTAATCTTTAATATTTGGTGGGAATGTTTCTTGTGCGAAAGAGGCGGTACCTGTAATTGTAGATAAAATGATAGCTGGGATAGTAAACCAAGCTTGTTGACTGGCGAGTTTAGTATGACTTCTAAAATTTAACCATTTATAACATTGTGCTATATCACACCATTCTACTAATATTGTCTCGTTATCTGGAGACCATACAATTTTATCATCCATAGGATTTCCCCTTCCACGTATACTTTGTTTTTCTTCATTCACATCTAAACTTTTATTTTCAATTGTTTTTTCACCAGTTGCGTCCATATCAAAAATGTGCTATACATTTACACAATATTCTATTTTGTAATTACAAAATTACGAGAACTATTCTACAATATATTTTGTCTCATCTGTATTCTCTGGAACTAATGTTATATTTACAGTATTATTTTCAGTAGCATCATTTTCAGTAGCATCATTTTCAGTAGCATCATTTTCAGTAGCATCATTTTCAGTAGCATCATTTTCAGTAGCATCATTTTCAGTAGCATCATTTT